TGAAGCCGGTTATTTCGATCCCAATCGGGCACCCGGCGAAGGCTATCCGTTTGGAAAGCCATTACCGGGTCTCAGAGGCGCCATAAAAGACTTTGTTCCAAAGTCGATGGCTCACGCTGTTGGCAACAAAAGCAAAGGACTTGCCGGGAATCCCAAATACATTGCTGCTTGGAAAGCCGTCGGCAAAGAACTCAGAACCCTTAAAGATATCGAAACCTTTATCAGAGCGGTGAAGATGCCCAATGCAGAACCTGATGCNCCTCTTACTCCACATGCAAAAGACGCCCTTAAGAAACTGTTAATAAGTATGGACAACAATAAATTAAAAACCGTTCATTCTTTGAAGGACGTAGTTTCATTAATGGGTCCCGAGGGTCAGCGCCAAGGCCACGCAATAGGCTCCGATCGTGATCCTGGATATGTGAGAGAATAGATACTAAGNATGAATGGATTAGCAACNTAAAAGGAATAATATAATGAATTGGCTAAACTCACTTTGGAATAAGTTAGTGAACAAAACGTCTGTTTCTCCCACACTTGTTGTGGTTGAGGAAGAATGTTGCGGCGATTTATTTGCGCACATGTGTCGCGAAGCTGGTGTCAAGCAAAAAGACATAGATGGCACCAATGCGGTTGCTTTATTTGAAGAATGGTATACCGGGCCCTGCGATGAGGATAAGATCACATCAGCCATGGCAGATTTTAAAGATGCACACACCGCCGTTAAAGCTAAACTGCAGGGAAAAATATAAAGTGAAAGTCACAAAGCAACAACTTAAGCAGATCATCCGAGAAGAGATGGAGCAAATGAAGTTGCAGGACTTACAGCCAGAAGTCGACGCGTTATATGGTGTTGTACAAAAAGAGATCGATAAAGTTCCAGTAGAGGTAAGGGCGATTGTATTACAGGCGGTGGCAGCGAAGATGTCTGAACCACCCGAAGACCCTGCCGGCATGCAAGAAGTTTCGTCAGAAAAACAACGCCGATGGGCATGCGCACAAAAAGATAAATCAGCCGATGGAAGGGCCCCAGGCCTTTCAGCAGAAGAGGCAGATGAAATGTGCAAGTCTAAAGTTGAAGCAAAAATGATGTCGGATCGACCAGTTGGTAATCCCGAGTTTTCTCCCGGTCACCCCTTTGCATCAAAAATAGAAGAAGACGGCTGACCAGAGAAAGAGGAGTCCGGTCGGGCCCCACATTGGAGTGATAAATGATGGCAACAACAAAAGCATTCGTAGACACATGGCTAGCAAAGCTTACCTCACGCAAGCTGATGGTATGGGCCACGGCAACCGGCCTCACGTTTACCGGTCACGTCACCAGCGATGACTGGGTGATCATTTCAGCAATTTATATTGGTGGTCAAACGGTTATCGATGGTATTGCGCGCCTAAAAGGATATAATGATTAAGCAGAAGATATTAGAATTTGCTCTGAAGAATTGGAAAGCAATACTAATAGTGTTGCTTTTAGTCGTTATAGCCCTCAAGAATGGGCGCGACTATAAGCTCATGCAAACTGCATATGAAACTCAAATAGAGTCTCATGAGGCACAAATCGAAGGCTTAAAAGAAATACACAAGCGAGAGATAGAAGAGAAGCAATTGTTGATGGAAAACTTCTTAGAATCGATTGCAGCAATTGAAGAAGAGTATGAAAAAGCTCAAGAAGAACTCGAAGCACTTCGAGCGAAAAAGAATAACGAATACAAAAGAAAATTCAGACATGATAAGCAGGCGCTAATTAAAGATATAGAGACAAAGTTTGGTATTGAATATGTTCCTTAATCTTCTTTTGATGTTGAGTCTTTCGGCGAATGCAACCGAGCCTCCTAAGTTTACAATTTTAGAATACAAGGCACCCGCTCCATTTGCTGGTGTTCTCTTTGATGAGAGAGCCATGGCACAGATGCTATCCGATTATGATCTTGCGATGTATGCGTGCGATATAAAGACCGATTACCAACTGAGGATTCAAAAGGAAGAGTATGAGTTTAAGTTAGAAGATCTAAAAATAGAACATAAAGCCTTAACAGATGAGTACGATTTGTTTATAATGCAAAAGGATAAAGAAATCAACATACTTGTAGATTCACTAAAAAAAACTTCTCCCCGCCACAAATGGTTGTATTTTGCTGGTGGGATCCTCGTTGGTACTGCGGCCTCATATGGCGCATATAGGGCCCTAAAATGAATGAAAAGAATCTTGACCGCCTCGCCGCCACCGAAAAAGCAATTGCAGAAAAGTATGGGGAAGAGACTGTAGTCAATCCGCGCTCCAACTGGGATGAGAATAAAGAAAAAGAATATCTTGAACAAATGAAGAAATTCTATAAAAAAGTTAAAAGAAATGAAGAGTACCAAGAGAAAATCGAGATAAATGGCATAAAGGTATCAAAAAAACTACTTAATAGAGAATCTTTAAAATCTTGTCCTGTCTGCGGAAACTTCCCAAAAATATCGATGGATGATGTCTGTCTGATTAAATTTGAGTGTTGTAGCATCTGTTATGATACATATGTTTTCGGAAGAGAGGAAAGATGGATAAAAGGCTGGAGACCAAACTTAAAAGAGGATAAATGAATTATGGCAACAGTTTACGAAATCGTACAGGGCTTGACGCAGGCCGCCACAAACGCTTTTGACGGAGCGCTTGACGAAAATGGAGAACCGCTAAAGGCCGGCCTCCAGCGCGAGGATGGCGATCCAATTCTTGATAAGAGGGTATTGGATGGTTTTCGCGTTAAATTCTACGGAGACAAGATGTGTCTCATGTATCACTCAGAGGTACAGCTTAAAGAAGTTCACGAAAATGGCTTTGAGAATGAAATTGAGGGACGCATTGCAGAAATTTCCTCGTTTCTTAAAAAAGAATACCGTAAAATCACCGGTAACTCGGTCACGTTAACTCCAGAAGGTGAGGTCGACATTAATGTAGAATCCGTTTCTAGGGTTAGATCTTGGTTTGTTGCCAAGAAACATTATACTATTGGCGGCTTATCCGAAGAAATGGCGATTGACAACTCAGACAATAAAAATGCTATCGACTCCGACTGGAGAAAGTTTATGGACTTGGGCGGATGGAACGGGAAAGGTGGCGAGAGACCACAAAACGATACTCGGAAGAAGTAAAATGAATATTTCTCGTAGTAGACTTCGCCGCATTATCTCCGAAGAATATTTAAGTGAAGAGGGGATTCAACTTGAAGCCCTTGAACAGGACAAGTTTGAAGAGTTCATGGCATGGATTAACAAGAAAGGTCCCAAGCCAAAGTGGCTTGGCGACGATTATGGAACAAAAGGAAAGGGCACCCCGACGGCACCTATGGTCCCGGGAGCCGATATTGGTGCGCTAGAAACGCAACCCTTTCCATCTCCAGATGATACGCCAAGTGACGACGCTCCGGAGAGTGAATATTCCGGATTTCAAGATCGCTCAGGTCCATCCGACATGTCGGATGACGACATCATTGCATCCATCAGTCAAATGATACAGGGAAGAGATCCTGATCAAGTAGCCGAACTCTTTCAGTTAGTGTTCGCCAATCTCCCTGATGTGGAAATGAGTGACAACGAAGAAGATATGGAGACCCTTTACTCTCCCGGCGCCGAAGGGCGCCCAACAGTTGGATTTAAGGAAATCAAACAACTTATCCGAAAAGTTTTAGCAGAAGGGCACTATCACGATATGGGCGGTGAAGATGAGATGTATGATGCCCTTGATCCTCACGGATTTGATAGTATGTCAGATGCAGCATTGGTTGACATGATGCATAAAGAGGGCATGGAAGAAATGATTGTGTTAGACGGCGATGGTGATCTTGCTAATCGTGAAGAAGTCATAGTGGCCCTGAAAAATGTATGAGCTTTCAATTAGACAAGAAACAGCAAGTTAAAGAAATACTTAAATGCGGCAAAGATCCGGTTTATTTTCTTAAAACATACGCCCGTATATCTCACCCGATGCACGGGCAGATTCTTTTCGATACGTATGATTTTCAAGATACTCTTTTGCAAGATTTCAATGATTACCGCTTTAACGTTATTTTAAAAGCGCGCCAGTTGGGAATCTCTACTATCACTGCCGGCTATATTGTATGGTTGATGTTGTTTCATCGCGACAAATCAATCCTTGTTATGGCAACCAAGTTTGCCACCGCTGGAAACCTAGTTAAAAAGGTCAAGGGTATAATGCGCAACTTACCTGATTGGATCCGAATTGCCACGATCAGTGTTGATAACCGCACATCATTTGAACTCTCGAACGGCTCTACTATTAAAGCCGCTTCTACTTCCGGCGATGCTGGTCGTTCTGAAGCGCTGTCTCTTTTGGTTCTCGATGAGGCTGCTCATATTGAGGGCCTAGAAGAACTGTGGACCGGCCTCTATCCGACTCTGTCTACTGGCGGCCGCTGCATCGCATTGTCTACACCCAACGGTGTTGGTAACTGGTTTCATAAAATTTGTGCAGAGGCCGAATCTGGCGTCAACAACTTTAATCTAACCACCCTTCCGTGGGAGGTTCACCCCGATCGGGACGAAGAGTGGTATAAAAAAGAAACAAGGAATATGTCCAAACGACAGATTGCTCAAGAGTTAGAATGCAACTTCAACACCTCGGGAGAAACCGTCATTGATCCAGAGTGCATGGATTGGCTTCTTGCGAATGTGTGTGAACCCAAACACCGAACAGGATTCGACAGGAACTTCTGGATCTGGGAAGAGTTTGATCCAACTTGTAATTATTTAATGGTGGCTGATGTAGCTCGCGGCGATGGCGCCGATTATTCTACATTTCACATAATAAAGCTCGAAACACTTCAAGTTATTGGAGAGTATCAAGGAAAGCCATCACTCGATATGTATGCGGGCATGCTAAATCAGATAGGTCGAGAGTTTGGAAATGCGATGTTAGTTGTTGAAAATAACAATATTGGTTTTTCCGTGTTGACAAAATTAATCGACTATGATTACCCGAATGTATACCACTCAATTAAGTCAACTCACGAGTACATCGAGCAATATCAAGCAGAAAACATCAACTCAGCAGTGCCCGGGTTTACCACATCGATGAAAACTAGACCGCTTATCGTAGCGAAATTCGAGGAGTTTATCAGGAATAAACTAATTACCATATATTCAACTCGCACTATCAACGAGATGAAAACTTTTATTTGGAGGAATGGTAAGCCCCAAGCAATGAAAGGGTACCATGATGATCTTATTATGGCGCTCGCAATTGCATGTTGGGTTAGAGATACGGCGATTCAATCAAGTGCTAGAGACTTAAACTATCAAAAAGCCTTTGTTAACGCCATTATAACCAGTAAGACAACAATGAATTCACAAGTAAAAGGTCAGCATGGCTACAAAAAAGACAATATCTTTGATAAAATGAGTGAAGCAGAAAAAATGTACGAAGAATATAAATGGATAATAAAGTGAGAAAATAAATGGCCAATACACCTAGCAAGAATCCGAAGAACCAGCAGTCAACATTATTTAAATCGTTGACGAGATTGTTTTCGGGCCCGATTATTAACTATCGCTCCCAGTCAGGGCGACGGATCCGCCGCCAACATCTCGATAAATTTGCCAGCCGATTTAAATCAGCGTCAGGCCAGCAATTCAAGAAGGCTTTATATAATCCTTTAGACCAGATTGCAACAAATGCGATTCAGAACCAGCGACGCGCCGAAAGATATGTAGATTTTGACCAGATGGAGTACATGCCGGAGATTGCTTCGTCTCTTGATATTTATGCGGATGAAATGACAACCTATTCTGATCTTCGGCCCATGCTGAACATCAAGTGCCCCAATGAAGAGATAAAAGCGGTCTTGGCGATTCTATATGAAAACATTTTAAACGTTCAATATAACTTGTTTGGCTGGTCTCGCACGATGTCTAAATACGGAGACTTCTTTCTATATCTGGATATCGATGACAAGTATGGGATCCAGTCTGTTATTGCTCTTCCCTCCGCGGAGATCGAAAGGCTTGAGGGGCAGGACTCCACTAATCCAAACTACGTCCAGTACCAGTGGAACTCTGGAGGAATGACTTTTGAAAATTGGCAAATTGCACATTTCCGTATTTTGGGTAATGACAAGTATGCGCCATATGGCACATCTATTCTGGAGCCCGCCCGCCGCATCTGGCGCCAACTTACGCTGATGGAAGATGCCATGATGGCTTACCGCGTCGTTCGCTCTTCGGAGAGAAGAGTTTTTAAGATTGATGTTGGCGCCATCCCCCCGCAGGATGTCGAGCAGTATATGCAGAAGATTGTTACACAACTTAAGCGCAACTCGGTTGTCGACGCCGACACCGGCCGCGTCGATTTGCGCTATAACCCAATGAGCATCGAAGAAGACTATTTCATTCCTGTACGCGCTGGCTCTGTGACCGACATTCAGAACTTAGCCGGCGGAACGAATACAACCCAAATCGATGATGTTAAATATTTAAGAGATAAACTTTTTTCAGCACTTAAAGTTCCCCAGTCATATCTTACGATGGGTGAGGGTGCAACTGAAGATAAAACCACACTAGCCCAAAAAGACATCCGGTTCTCGCGAACTATCCAAAGATTACAACGAGTCGTTATAGCAGAGCTAGAAAAAATTGGTATCATTCATCTTTACACCCTTGGTTTCCGCGGCGACGATCTGTTGAGCTTTAAGCTTGCTCTAAACAATCCCTCAAAGATCGCCGAGCTACAAGAAATCGAACATTGGAAATCTAAATTTGATATTGCTGCATCCGCAACTGAAGGATTCTTTTCTCGACGTTGGGTTTCCGATAATATTTTTGGACTATCTCACGAAGAGTTTATCCGAAATCAACGAGAAATGTACTACGATCGTAAACATGACGCATCGCTTCAACAAGTTGCTGAAGCCGCCGCCGCGGCAGAAACCGGGGCCGCCCTCGGGGGCGACATGGGTGGTGACATGGATATGGGTGGTGACATGGATATGGGTGGTGATATGGATATGGGAGCAGAGGAGATGCCGGCCGGCGACGCTGATGTGGGGAGCGCCGATGAGTCGCCACTCTTGGCAATACCCCCGGGCTCCCGTAACGCGCCACGCCTTACGCCCGGCGCCAAAGGAAAAGTTTATCATCCCACCAAGACCGACAGTCGCCCTCAAGGTGCCCGCACACGCCACCTTAAGAGCATGGGATCTACGGAAATTACTCCCCGCACCACATTGCCCGGGCGCGACATGCTGAGCGCACTTGGCCGCGGCATCGTAGAAACCTCAGCAGGAAGTGGCTTTTATAGCGATTTAGAACCTACTTATTCTTTAGAAGAGCTAAGCCAAGAAGACCGTATTTTCGAAGTTAATCGATCTATTCGAGATTTGGTTAATGTTCTGGAAGAAAAAAACAACCTATTAACGGAGCAAAAAGATGAAGATTAAACACAATAAAAAGAGGAATACGGCGTTTGTTTTCGAATCTCTCATGAGAGAAGCAACAGCAGCAATATTGAAGGGAGATGGCGAAAGAAAAAATACCGTTCTTAAAATTGTAAAGAGACACTTCAAACCCAACAGCGAACTTAAAAAACATTTTCAGTGTTATAAATCATTGTATGAAAATCAAAAGATTGATCGCCACACAAGCGAAAAGATTTTAAGAGAAGCAAAAATCGCAATGCGATTAATCGATCCTAGCGGGCTCTTTAAGGAACAGAGTGACCTTATCGGGGACATCAATAAAGATCTATCGCCCGCAGTATTCGGCAACTTCGTACCCAATTACAAAACGCTAGCCACTATCGATCAGATTTTCTCAGACAAAACTTCTCCCAAGAACCGAGTAATGCTAGAGAATGTCATTGTTAATAATATGGTTAAAAGCCCAATATCCGAGAACAGCGACATTGTAGTAGATGAGCTGACCGTTAGGTTCTTCACCGACAAGTTTAATGAAAAATATAGCGGCACTCTCGCAGAAGAACAAAAGCAGCTTCTTTCTTACTATATCACATCATTTACTGACAATGCGGTAGGTTTAAAATCCTTTCTTAACGAAGAGGTTGCGCGTCTTAAGGGCACACTTGAAAGATCAACGAGCGATGATATATTTACTGTGGACGCAGAGATGACCAGAAAAGCCAATCAAATTGTAGAAAAGCTGGATAGCTTTAAAAAGACCGAAATAAACGATAATGTTTTGTTAACTGTATTAAAAACCCAAGAGTTGGTGAAGGAGTTAGATAATGGCAGTGATCATTAAAGTCGGCGCCAAGGCCAATGCTAAAAAAGTTAGACTCGAATTAGACCTAAGAAAATCTCTCAACGGCGACTTGATGATATTTGATCATGGAGATATCGATATCGTACTTTCGCCTGATAAAAATAAAGTAGTTGTATTTCCCAAGGAAACTATGAATGATTTAGTTTACGGAGCACAAAATAGATTAATGGCCCACCTAAGAAAAAAGGGTATTGTGATTCCCGAAAGCATCCAAGCCGGCGCCTTTTATGGGTCGATTGAGGGTACCCTTGAGCAGTCGACACTTGAAGAAGCCAGCTCGGCCAAACTGGCCCTTATTAACATTTCCAACTTTATTGATGAAGAGCGCCCCTACTTCGAGCACACAGAGGCCATCATTTCAATGACCGATGACGAACTTACTCATCCCGATAAAGCGGATTCTACAGAGCTTGGTGAGGTTCCTCAAGAAGTTGAGCAGGGTTCCATCCGCCGCGGCCAAGTGCGTGATCCATATTCTATTGGGTATATGTATACGGTTTAATGATGGAACTATTAACGTTTATTATATGCGCATACGGCCTGACGCAGATATTGGTATACAGCGACATGCCGCTGATGAAAAGATTGAGGCCCAAAAAAGAAAGTTTAAGCGGATATGGAAAAGTATTTCAGTGTCCCATGTGTATGGGATTCCACGTTGGGTGGTTTTTGATGATACTTTCTCCATTTACGGAACTATTTAACTTTGACGTTTCAGTGACTAACTTCTTTTTGTTAGGCTGTTTATCATCGGGAACCTCATATATTTTAAATATGGTCTTTGGAGACGAAGGAATAAAACATGAACACAAACATATGGATCAGTAAGTGGATGCTCCAACCAGTTCGACACTGCTGTAAGGGGAGTTAGTTATGAGCCAGAAGCTATTAAGAGAATATTATGCACTTTGTGATGGGGGCATCTGTCAGGACCTCTTGACCGAGGAAGAAAAACGGTATGTTTCCGACGGCGGCATGATCCTTTCTGGTATTATGCAGATGACAGAAACCCAAAATGGCAACGGCCGTGTATATCAGCACAAGACAATGCAAAGAGAAGTGCAAAACTATAAAAAGCTTGTTAAAGAAAATCGCGCTCTTGGTGAGTTAGATCATCCCGACGACTCTGTTATAAATCTCAGAAATGCTTCTCATATGGTCACGGAAATTTGGATGGAAGGCAAGAATGTGATGGGCAAGATCAAGGTTCTTGAAACTCCATCCGGCAAGATTTTAAAAGAATTAGTCAATGGCGGTGTCACTGT